ATGAAAAAGATAATGCCGTTTTTAATTTTTATCTTGTGCTCATGTGGATACAGATCTTTAACAACAGAGCAGAGTCTTAACGAGTATTCGCATTGGGATGGGATAAATCCTCATCTAATAACTTCCAAAAATTTAAATGAAATGTCTTTATCTTTTCAGTTGAATGCAAGAGAGTTTCTTAACTACAGTTACAAGTACAAAGATTCATCAGAAAACCCAATTTATTATGTTGATTATAAAAAATCATCACAGCATGATTTTAAGTTTGATACAAGTATGGATATTAACTCTTTCTTGAAATATCAATATTTAAACAATATTTTAATGAATGGTAATTTCATGCTTTCTAATTATAACTATCAAGGTTCAGGAAAAAAAATAGAAGGTAGTTCTGATAAAGGGGCTGATCCTGAATCAAGGTTAGAAATTATAACAAAAATATTTGGCGAGGATAGCATAAAGAGCATATATAGTTTTCTTTTCTTGATTATTTCGACAGTATGGGGTGTGCTATTATTAAGTTCATCTGAAAGCAAAGTAAAAGCGGAGCGTGCACTGTCTTTACTAAATAAAGCGTCTTTGACACTTGATGAAATCCAGGGTAAGTCCAATGTCTTAGTTAACCCCGGTGATATTGAAAAGTTTTTACACTATCTTGAGAGTGCAAAGAAAGCTCTTGACGATGCCACGCTGCAAGAGCATTTTTTGAATGTAGAGTATTATTCTCAGCTTATAGTTATTAACTTGGTTCCTTGGGATGTTCATACAGAACTAGAAAAAAAGAAATGGTTAAACGTGGCTTTCAACAATCCGCACACTAGTACAGTAAGCCGTAGTGATCTTGAGAAAAAATACGAAATACTGAAAGGTAAATTGGTCAAATCTCCCGAGAAGTGGAAGAGGATTTTATATCGGATTACTAAGGCCGTGTTGCTGATTTCATGTATCTGCATTGCTTTTGTCTTCTTTAAATTTATTTTCCTTGGTTGAAAATAGTGCATGTATTGCTTGTGCTTACAAGCTATGGTTTGATTGGCTGTACGATTTTTGCGCCCAGTATAATGGATTTTTATTTGCTGCTTGCAGTAGCTTAAGTTTTACAGTCAACTTTTTTTGATGCGTAAATTGTGCCATTTTGGTAATGATTTCGTAAGCTTCTTAATACTTTTAAACTGACGGTTAGCAATCAAGGATGCCATTGGTCAAGTTGACTTGACTGTTTGTAATCTTCAGTCTGGTGAGTGATGAGTATTAACAGGATTCCACTGTAAAATGTCGGCATGGTGTATTTCACTTTTAATTGTTGAGATAACAATCTAATCAGTATTACTAGTTAAAGACTGGTTGACTGATGATTTTGCTGTTTTACCTAAATTTAGTTAACGGGAAAGAAACCCCTGGCCCTAAGGCGGCAGCCGCTGGCACACTCACCGGCATTTTGCAGGGGTTAACGGTGCTAATCGGCTATATCAGGGTGTCAACAAATGACCAGAACACGGATTTGCAGCGCAATGCGCTCATGAGCGCAGATTGTGAGCTGATTTTCGAGGATAAAATAAGCGGAAAGACGCGGGACAGGCCCGGCCTGAAAAAAGCGCTGCGGACGCTGAAGGCGGGTGACACGCTGGTCGTCTGGAAGCTCGACCGGCTCGGGCGCAGCATGCGACATCTCGTTATGCTCACTGAAGAACTGCGCGAGCGCGGCGTCGGATTCCGCAGCCTGACGGACAGCATTGATACCGGCTCGGCAATGGGGCGCTTTTTCTTTCACGTAATGGGCGCGCTCGCTGAAATGGAGCGCGAGCTGATCGTCGAGCGCACCCGGGCCGGGCTGGCCGCCGCGCGGGAGAAAGGGCGCATCGGCGGCAGGCGCCGCGTAATGACGCCTGAGATTGTCGGACGCGCCGAGAGAATGCTGGCAAACGGCGCCACGCTGCAGCAGATAGCCCTGGTGCTTGAGGTGTCCGTCAAGACGCTTTACCGGTACATACCGGCAGGCCGGCAGCGGGAGATTATAAATCTGTCTGCTGACGGCTCAGCAAACCCCCTTCAGATGCAGCGCCCCGGCTGACCTGACACCCTGAGCACACCTTTTATCAGGAGTGCATCAGAATGGCTGATTATCATCACGGTGTCCGCGTCGTCGAAATCAACGACGGCACGCGCACTATCTCCACCGTATCAACCGCTATCGTTGGTATGGTCTGCACCGCGCAGGATGCGGACGCGACCGCATTTCCGCTGAACACGCCGGTGCTGATCACCAACGTGCAGAGCGCCATCGGCAAGGCGGGCAAAAAAGGCACGCTCGCCGCCGCGCTCCAGGCCATCGCCGATCAGTCAAAGCCCGTCACGGTCGTGGTGCGCGTGGCCGAAGGCGCCGACGAGGCCGAAACCATTTCTAACATCATCGGCGGCACGGACGAAAACGGGCAGTACACCGGCATGAAAGCGCTACTTGCTTCACAAACGCAGCTGGACGTGAAGCCGCGCATCCTTGGCGTGCCGGGGCTGGATTCACTGGAGGTGGCAACCGCGCTCGCGGCCGTTGCGCAGCAGCTGCGCGCCTTCGCCTACGTGTCGGCTTGGGAGTGTAAAACCATCTCCGAGGCCCGGCTCTACCGTCAGAACTTCAGCCAGCGCGAAATCATGGTTATCTGGCCTGACTTCCTCGCGTGGAATACCTCTGCAAACAAGTCCGACGTGGCTTACGCAACCGCCCGCGCGCTGGGTCTGCGTGCCAAAATCGACAACGACACGGGCTGGCATAAAACCCTGTCCAACGTCGGCGTAAACGGCGTGACCGGCATCTCTGCGTCAGTGTTCTGGGATTTGCAGCAGACCGGCACCGACGCCGACCTGCTCAACGAGGCGGACGTCACCACGCTTATCCGCAAAGACGGCTTTCGCTTTTGGGGCAACCGCACGTGCAGCGACGATCCGCTTTTCCAGTTTGAGAACTACACACGTACGGCGCAGGTGCTGGCCGACACGATGGCCGAGGCGCATATGTGGGCGGTTGATAAGCCGCTTACGCCGGTGCTCGTTAAGGAAATTATCGCGGGCATAAACGCCAAGTTTCGCGAGCTGGTCAGCGCCGGCTATCTGATTGGCGCGTCCGCCTGGTATGACGAAAGCGCCAACGATAAAGAGTCCCTGAAGGCGGGCAAGCTCTTTATTGATTACGACTATACGCCGGTGCCGCCGCTGGAAGATTTAACCCTGCGCCAGCGCATCTCCGACAAATATCTGGCGAACTTCGCCGCATCCGTAAACAGCTGAGGAGCCGGATAAATGGCACTGCCACGCAAACTGAAGGGCATGAACCTTTTTAATGACGCCAACAGCTATCAGGGCGTTGTAACCTCCGTCACCCTGCCGAAGCTGGCGCGCAAGCTCGACCCGTTCCGCGCCGGCGGCATGAGCGGCGCCGCGCACATTGACAACGGGCTGGAAGATGACGCGCTGGACATGGAGTGGAGCATCGGCGGCATTGACGAGCTGATCCTCTCGCAGTGGGGCGCGTCTGCCGTGCCGCTGCGCTTTACCGGCTCCTATCAGCGCGACGACACCGGCGAGGAAATCGCGGTCGAGGTTGAGGTGCGCGGCAAGCATCAGAGCTTTGACTTTGGTGAAGCCAAGCCGGGCGAGGACACCGAAACCAAAATCACCAGTAAAAACACCTACTACAAGCTGACGTATAACGGCAAAGAGCTGATTGAAATCGACACCGTGAACATGATCGAGAAGGTCAACGGTGTTGACCGGCTTGAACAGCGCCGCAAAAACATCGGCCTGGTATAACCCGCGCGCCAGCGTCAGACCGGCGCTGGTCTTAACTGACTGCAGTGAACAGAGAGCAAAGAAACATGAATAAGAGCGAAAACATCATCGTACTGGGCGCGCCGGTAACGCGCGGCGACACCCAAATCGGCCAGGTTGAACTGATTAAGCCGAACGCCGGCGCGCTGCGCGGCGTGCGCCTCGCCGACCTTGCCGCCTCGGACGTGGACGCGCTGCTGGCCGTGCTGCCCCGCATCACCGTGCCGTCGCTGACAAAAGCCGAGTGCAACGTTCTTGATCCGGCCGACCTGATTGCGCTTGCGGGCGTGGTGATCGGTTTTTTGTCTCCGAAGCCGGCGGAGTAGACTGGCCGCCGGGCCTGACGGTTAACGACCTGATGGCCGACATTGCCACGATATTCCACTGGCAGCCCTCCGAGATGTACGACATGCCGCTGGCCGAAGTGGTGGACTGGCGGCACAAAGCCATGATCCGCAGCGGAGCAACCCCGGATGAGTAATAACCTCAGACTGCAGGTGATGCTGAAGGCGGTAGACCAGGCGACCCGCCCGTTTAAAGCCGTTCAGAACGAAACCCGCAGGCTATCAGGCGGCATTACCGACACGCAGGAAACGCTCAGGAAGCTGGACGCGCAGGCGTCCCGGATTGAGGGTTTCCGGCGCACAAGCGGCCAGCTTGCCGTCACCGAACAGAAGCTGAAGAAGGCGCAGCAGGAGGCCGCCGCGCTGGGCGTGGCCTTCAGCAATACCGCCCGGCCAACGGCGGCGCAGGCCCGCGAGCTGGAAAAGGCCCGTCAGGCGGCCGCCGCGCTGCAGGTGAAATCAAACAGTCTGCGCCTGTCGGTGCAGCAGCAGCGCGACGCGCTGAGCGCCGCCGGCATATCAACCCGCCGGCTGAGCAGCGAGCAGAAGCGCCTCAAAGACGAGGCCGCGCAGGCAACGCTGAGCCTGAGCCGGCAAAAGCAGGAGCTGCAGCGCCTGAATCAGCAGCAGGAGCGGCTGAACCGCGTGAGCGAACGATACCGGCGCGGGCAGGAGCTGTCGGCGAAGGTGCGCAACGGCGGCGCCGCTGCGTTTGCAGGCGGGAGCGCCGCGCTCTACGCCGGCAGCCGGCTGATGGCGCCGCAGGTGCATACGCAGCAGAGCGGGGCGCTTATCGCGGCGCGCCAGGGCGAAAGCGCAGAGAAGGGCGGGCTGTACGCCGCGGCCATTCAGCGCATCAGCGCCTCGGGCGTGAGCAGCGACATTGAAAAAATCACCGAGGCCGTGTCGGCGGTGCGCAGCACGCTCGGCACCCTCGGCGACGTGGGCGCGGCGGAGCTGGACCGCATCACCCGCAGGGCGCTGGATATGCAGACCGCCTTCGGCACCGACACGGCGGAAAGCATCCAGATTGCCGCGATCATGATGAAAAATAATCTCGCGGGCAGCAGCGACGAGGCGCTGGATCTAATCGTGTCCGGGATGCAGCGCGTGTCGGCTGAGATGCGCGGCGAGATGCCGGAAATCCTGCACGAATACTCAACGCACTTTCGCAACATGGGCTTTACGGGCGCCGAAGCAATGTCGCTGCTCGTTGATATGTCGAAGCAGGGCAAGTTTGCCCTGGACAAAACCGGAGACGCGATCAAGGAGTTCAGCATACGCGGCTCGGATATGTCGAAAAACAGTGTCGCGGCCTACGAGCAAATCGGGCTGAACGCCCTGAAGATGTCGCGCGCGATTGCCTCGGGCGGCAGTAAGGCCCGCGAGGCCATGCAGAAAACCGCTAAAGGGCTGCTGGCCGTCAAAGACCCGGCCGAGCGGGCAAGCCTCGCTATTTCCCTGTTCGGCACGCCGGCGGAAGATTTATCCGTTGACCAGATACCGGCGTTTCTCGGCGCGCTGGCCGGAATGAAAGACAGGCTCGGCGACGTCAGCGGCGCGGCTGAGAGCATGGGAAACACGCTCCGCGATAATCTGCCGGGTGATATTGCCCGTCTGAAAGGGGAGTTTGAGGGGCTGCGCTTCAACGCCTTCAAAGACACCGACTCGGACCTGCGCACCCTGACGCAAACCGCGACGCGCTGGCTGGGAAAACTCAGAGCCTGGACGGACGCAAATCCGACCCTCACCACAAAACTGGTGATTCTGGCCGGGGCCGTGGCGGGGCTGATGACCGTGCTCGGCGGCGTGGGGCTGATTGTCTGGCCGGTGATGGCGGGCCTCAACGCGCTCATAGCCGGAGCGGGGCTGCTCGGCGCGGGCTTCAGCATGGCCGGCGGCGCCATCGTGACGGCGCTCGGCGCGATTACGCTTCCGGTGATGGCGGTAGCGGCGGCGATTGTGGCCGGCGCGCTGCTGGTCCGTAAATACTGGGAACCCATCAGCGCCTTTATCAAAGGCTTTACGGAGGGGTTTGTCGCAGCGATGGGGCCGATTGGCGACGCCTTCGGCTCGCTCACGCCGCTGTTTTCCGCCGTCGGGGATAAGGTCAAATCGCTGTGGGAGTGGTTCGGCCGGCTGCTGGAGCCGGTGAAATCCACGCAGACCGAGCTTGCCGCCGCCGGTGATATGGGTAAAAAGTTCGGCAGCATGCTCGCCGACGCGCTGAAAATACCCGGTGAAGCCCTTAATCAGCTGCGCGGCGGCATAGACTGGGTGCTGGAAAAGCTCGGCATTATCGACACGAAGTCAGACGGGCTGAAAGATAAAGTGCCGTCGCCCGACCTGCTGGCGACCGGCGGCGCACCCTATCGCCCGGTGTCCTCGCCGGGGGCAGGCGGCGGTTTTACCGACCGCAGCCAGAATACCTATCAGTACACGCTTCAGATGCATGAAGGCATGACGAAAGACGACGCGCTGGCGCTGATGTCTCAGCATCAGGCGCGCGAGCAGCGCAACCGGCAGGCGCAGAACCGCAGCAAAATGGGATGGGAGGATTAACCGATGATGATGATCTACGGCATGATGCCGTTCATGCGCCAGACGCTGCCCTACGGCGAGCTGCAGCAGAACATAGACTACCGCTGGCCCACTAACAGCCGCTTTGGCCTGCGTCCGGCAGCGCAGTTTACCGGACCGGGCGATGAAAAAATCACGCTGTCCGGGGAGCTGCGCCCCGAGATAACGGGCGGTGCGGTTTCCCTGACAACGGTGCGGCTGCTTGCCGATCAGGGTATGGCGTGGCCGCTGATTGGCGGCAGCGGCATGATTTACGGCATGTACGTTGTTGAGAGCATCGCGAACACGCACAGCGAATTTTTCCCGAACGGCACGGCCTGCAAAATTACGTTCACGCTGAACCTGAAGCGCGTTGATGAATCGCTGACCGCCATGTTCGGCGATCTTAAGCAGCAGGCCGGCGGGCTCGTCAGCGGCGCCGGCAACCTGCCGGGCCAGCTTTCCTCTGCGATTAACAGCGTGAAATCAGCGGCCGGCAGCCTTCTGTCGGGGGCGGGAGGGTTCTCACTATGACCGGCATCAGCAGCCTGCCCGTGCAGATGGGCGCCCGGCTCGCGCCTGACTTTCAGCTCCGGGTGAACGCAAAGGATATAACGACCAGCATCAGGGACCGGCTGATCTCGCTCACCCTGACGGATAACCGGGGCTTTGAGGCCGATCAGCTGGATATCGAGCTGGACGACGCCGACGGACAGCTGGCAATGCCCGCGCGCGGCGCGGAGGTGTCACTGTTTCTCGGCTGGAAAGGCCAGGCGCTCACGGGCAAAGGCACTTTCACCGTGGATGAAGTGGAGCATCACGGCGCGCCGGACACCATGACTATCCGCGCCCGCAGCGCCGATTTTCGCGGCTCGCTGAACTCGCGCCGCGAGGTGTCATACCATGACACCTCGCTCGGGCAAATCGTGTCGCAGATAGCTGCACGCAATAAGCTGGAGCCGATGCTGGCTGACGGCTTTGCCGGGATTGCCGTGGCGCACCTTGACCAGACGCAGGAAACCGACGCCAAATTTCTGACGCGGCTTGCCACGCTGTATGGCGCCGTTGCGGCCATCAAGGCCGGCAGGCTGCTGTTTATCAGGCCGGGCGGCGGCGTTACCGCCGGCGGTAAGCCGATTCCGCAGGTGACGATTACCCGCCAGGACGGCGACCGGCACACCTTCAGCATTGCCGACCGTGGCGCCTACACGGGCGTATCGGCCAGCTGGCTGCACACCAAAGATCCGAAGCCAAAAAAGGTCAAGCTGCAGCGAAAGAAGAAGCCGGAAATTCACTACGGCTTTCACCATCCTGAAGCGAAAAAGAAAAAGGTGGTTAAGGCAAAGGCGCCCGAAGCCCGGCAGGGGGATTATCTGGCCGGGAGCCAGGACAACGTATTTACGCTGACGACGGTGTTCTCCAGCCAGGCGTCTGCGATGCACGCCGCAAAAGCCAAATGGGAGAAGCTGCAGCGCGGCGTCGCTGAGTTCTCGCTCACGCTGGCAAGGGGGCGCGCCGACCTGTACCCGGAAACGCCGGTGAAGGTCAGCGGGTTTAAGTCGGTGATTGATGCGCAGCCGTGGCTGATCAGTAAGGTCACGCACAGCCTGAGTGACAGCGGCTACACGACGCAGCTGGAGTTTGAGGTACTGTTGTCCGATGTTGAGTATCAGGCAGAATCAAGTGGAGATGATTAAAAGGAATTAGATAAAACTTAAATTTGCAAATTTAAGTTTGATTAATCAAAATGCATGCAGCCTCCACCTCTCGATTTTAAAGGACTGCCATCATGATGCACTGCCCACTCTGCAGCACCGCTGCTCACGCTAAAAGCAGCCGTTATATTTCAAAGGAAACAAAAGAACGTTATCATCAGTGCACAAATATCAACTGCAGCTGCACTTTTAAGACGCATGAATCACTCACTGGAATCATAGTTTTCCCCGGTGAGGTGAACAGAGTTCCGTTGCATGTGAATCAAGAGCAGCAGCCCTTACAGCTACATTGA